ATCGGCCACAACATGAGCATGTTTGACAGCCTGATCCTGACCAGCGTGCTGGGCGTACGCCCTGCAGCTTGGGGCTGTACGTTACAGCTCGCCAGGTGCCTGCACGGTAGTAAGACCTCGGACGGCAAAAGCATCAGCAACAGCTTGGGTGCCTTGGCTAAGATGTATCAGCGAGAGATCGAACAGATCTTAGGGCGTTCGATGTTTAAGGGCGATGAGGTTATCCGCGCCGATGGCAAGGGTCGACTCGACTTTACGCCGTCTGAGCTGGCTGCCTACGGCCGGTACTGCAACGACGACGTGGCACTGTGCAACGCCCTCTGGCAAGTCCTATCCCCCAAGTTCCCCAAGTCCGAGCTGCTGCTGGCGTCGACCGTGACCAAAATGTGGGCTGAGCCGCGACTGATTCTGGACGGCCCGCTGTTGGCCGCCATGCACACCGAGATGGCCGAACGCAAAGCCGCGTTGCTGGGTCAGGTCGCGGACATGCTGGGCGTAGGCAAGACCATGACCGAGGCTGAGCGTATGTTCCACACGCAGAAGCTGCTGCGCTCAGACGCCAAGTTCGCGGAGCTGCTGCAGTCCTATGACGTGGACGTGCCAACGAAGCGCAGCCCCAAGAAGCGCGACGCCGAGGGCAAGGCGATGGAGGTCTATGCGTTTGCGAAAACTGACGAGGGTCTCACCAATCTACTGGAGTACGAAGACGGCGAGTCGGAGGAGGTGAATATAGCAGTCCAGGCGCTGACTGCCGCACGGCTTGGCACCAAGTCTACGCAGGCGGAGTCACGTGTTCAAAGGTTGCACGGGGTAAGTACGAGGGGTAGTCTTGCAGTACCATTGGAGTACGGGAAGACCCTTACAGACCGCCTCTCTGGTAGCGGGGGGAAATTAAATCTCCAGAATCTCAACCAAGTCAAGCCCATAACCAAGAAAACCCCCAACGGCTCTCTGATTATGACGCCAGCCGGGTGGAGCTACCTGTTCAAACGCGCACCGGATATGTCGCAGGTGATGGACGCCGAGCGGCGTGTCTGGCCCACACAAGACTGTCACGTTGTCGGTCTGCGCGACACGATCATGGCACCCCCAGGCTACAAGCTGGTAGTGGCAGATTTGTCAAGTGTGGAACTCAGGATGGCACACTACCTCTGCGGGGAAGAGCAGACTATGGAAGCCCTGCGCCGAGGTGAAGACCTCTACTGCAACTTCGCGTCGACGTTCTTCTCCCGACCAATCACCAAGGCCGACAAGAAAGAGCGCCAGCACGGCAAGGTCGCCATGCTCCAACTCCAATTCCAGTCTGGTGCTGAAGCGTTCCGCAAGGCTGCACGCCTCATGGCTGGTATGCGCCTGACTGAGATGGAAGCCCAGGCCACCGTCGACATCTACCGCGCCACCTACACCGGCATCAAACAGATGTGGTACACCGGCCAGAAGGCTATCCCAGGCTGTGCCAACGGCGGTGGGTTCTGGTTGGACGAGCGTGGCCTGTGTTTCGTGGAGCACAACGCCATCCGTCGCCCCAACGGTATGCGTCTGCGCTACTCCAACCTACGCCAGGAAACGCTGATCGGTTTCGACGGGTTGGAGGAAACCCAGTGGGTGTACGACGACAAGTTCTCCCGCAAGATGACCAAGACCTACGGCGGAAAGTTCGGTGTGCAGGGTCCGACCCAAGCGCTTAGTCGCGACGTGATCGTAGAGCACCAGAACAAGATCGAACGCGCCCTGTGTGCAGGCGGCGACCCTATGGAGGGTGTGACCCTGTGCGTACACGACGAAGTGGTCGCGTGCGTGCGTGAAGACCGCGCCGAGTGGGCGCTAGGTATGATGCTTGAGGTCATGCACACGTCACCCAAGTGGTGCGCAGACCTACCGCTGGCAGCCGAAGGTGCCATCGGCCAACGCTACGCAGAGGCAAAATAGAAATTGACACAAGCTACTACACGCACTAACCTCAGAAACAAGGCCGCCGCTGACACCGCCGAACACCTCGCCAGACTGGTGACGTGCAGCACAACCCAGCGACGGCTGCTCAACGCGGCGCAACGCGCCCGGACGAAAGGAGAGAAACCATGAAACCCATCGAGCCGATGGACCCAGCCGAAGAACAATACTGGCGCAGCCAGCAACCACCCAAGCGGAGAGACGACGATGAGTAACCTGGCCCTGTATGGAATTATTGTGGTGCTGATCGCCGCGCTGGTCGTTGCCGTGTTTGCGTGGCGCGTGGCGGTACACGACGCCGACAACTCGGACGACTTTGTCCTGTACCTGATCGACGAACTGATCCCCGGCACCCACACCCTGACCGACGATGGGGTCCACGCACTGCAGGACGAAGCCTGGGCCGTGCGCGCATGGCGTGGGGAGGTACGTGGTGATGAGTAACCTGATCCCAGTCGTCAACCTACCCCCGCTCACCCACAGCAGCCTGCAGACGTTTGAACTCTGCCCTCGTCAATTCGATGCCAAGTACCGAACCAAGACCGTTAAGTTCCAGCAGTCATACGAGGGCGAGTTCGGAGATAAAGCACACCAAGACCTTGAGAACTACATCAAGGCCAGCGGGCAGTACCAGTACACCGACGAGACGCACCGCGACACCGGCCAGAACCTGCGCGACTACCAGTGGATAGGCGAGATGCTGTTGCATCGTGCTCAGTCACGCGGTGGCTATGTCCTGGCCGAGCGCAAGTTCGCCATCGGCTACGACCGCGATACCAGCGACTACTGGGACAAGACCACGTGGCTCCGAGGCAAGATTGATATAACCATAATCTACCCTGAGCGCCGTGAAGCAGAAGTTTTCGATCTAAAGGGGCTGCCGCTCGACACCAAGCTGCCCACCCCTACCGGCTGGACAACGATGGGTGAAGTTGCTGCGGGTGATACGCTGTACGACCGGTCTGGGGCACCGTGCACTGTTATCGCGAAGTCGACAGTGAAGAACTTGCGTTGCTACGAGATAAAATTCGACGACAATACCAGCGTGGTGTGTGACGAAGAGCACCTGTGGGTCCTAGAAGACGGGACTGTCTTACCCGTTACGCAGCTGCAGCGGTCCATGCGCATACCACTGACAGCGCCGCTCCTGTGTCACGACACCGAGCTGCCCATCGACCCATACGTGTTGGGGTTCTGGTTGGCGGATGGTAAGCACACGAGCGGGGAGGTGGCTAAACCAGATGACGGTGTATGGGACGAAGTACAGCGCCGGGGCTATGAGATAAGCCACGACTACAACGAGGACAACGCTGCCGGTAAGTGCCGTGTACACACTGTCTACGGACTACGCAAGCAGCTGCGCAAAGCTGGGCTGCTCGGCAACAAACACATACCAGCCCAGTACCTTAGGGCCGACACAGAGGACCGCATAGCGCTGCTGCAGGGGCTTGTTGACGGCGACGGGTCAGTCAACCGTAAGCGTCGCCAGGTCGTGTTCGCTATCTGCGATGGGCAGCTAGCCGAAAGCGTGCGCGAACTCGTACTGAGCTTAGGTGTTCGAGCTACACTGCGGACTTCCAAAGGGCACGGGTTCGGTAAGGACGTGCTTGTATACAGCATCACGTTCACACCAACGTGGTTCAACCCGTTCGTACTGCCGCGCAAACGAGCGCTGGCGGCAGCGATCATGGAGCCTATAGTAGACACGCTCGGTAGAACATGGGGACCTCGGACGTACCGCCGCATAGCCAGCGTCACGGAGGTGCCAAGCGTACCAACACAGTGCATCGCAGTTGATTCGCCGGACCACACGTTCCTGTGTACCGAGCACTTCATTCCGACCCACAACACGGGCAAGAAGAAAGACGACTCGCTGCAGGTCGACCTGTACAGCGTATCGGCCATGCTCGACTACAGCAACGTGGATCGGGTACGGGCTGGCTACATCTGGGCCAAGCTGCCACCGGCCAAGGCCATCGACAAGCCACTGACCTACACCCGTGACGACATCCAGCCTATCTTGAATACCTTCGCGGCCAAGACGGCGGATGTGCAGCACGCATGGGAGACGGGCAACTTCCCACCACGGCCTAACAACCTGTGCCCGTGGTGCGACGTAGGGCCAGCGTGCGAGTTTTGGAAACCCAAGCCGGAGAAACGCAGATGAGCAATCAAGGTGTAATGCGGGCTGAGTTTGAAGAGTGGCTGGCTGAAACGCTTGGTGTTGATTTTGTAAAGAACATAGATAACGCCCGAGACGATGCCGGAGATTACAGGTTCGAGCCAGCTGCAAGCTATTGGGTCGGCTGGCAAGCCTCGCGCGCATGCTTATGTGTGGAGCTGCCGAAGCTCGGCTTTTGCGCAATGACAAACGATCTTATTGGTTACTCGCGCGGCCTATCGGACTGCCGCGCCGCCATCGAACGAGCAGGAGTATCCGTAAAATGACCGACAAGATAACCCCGCTGTTCGCAGGCCAGCACACCGGCACTGAGCCAGTGCAAGAGCTGATCGACCTGATGGAAGAACTGACGACCCAGGCCAAGACCGGCGCACTGCAGACCTTCGCCTTCGTGGGCGAGTGCGCGGATACCGGTATGGCGTTCGGCGTGTGTGGTGGGGGCGGCGACGTGTTCGCGCTGCTGGGCGCGCTGCGCATTGTGGAGCAGCGCCTCATCGACCAAGTGGAGGAAGAGTGATGGCCAGCACCCCAGAAGGACTCGTCAAGAAAAAAATCCGGGCGCTGCTCAAGCAGCACGGTGCCTACTACACCATGCCCGTGATGACCGGTATGGCCACCAACGGTACGCCCGACTTCTCGATCTGCGTATCCGGCCGCTACCTGGCCATCGAGGCCAAGGCCGAAGAGAGCGGCGCGCCTACCGAACTGCAGTGGGTACGACTGCGCGAAGTGGAGCGTGCCGGTGGTGACACGATGGTCATCCACGCGGGCAACCTCGACGTGTTGGAGACGTACCTGAAAGACCCCACGTTTGGTTGCGTGGCCGTGCGTGAGTACGACAGTCGTAGGGTAGCCCACCACTGCGCCAACGCCCGCGTCATGCGGGCCATAGCGGACGCAACGTGACCCTCAACGCACCCCGCCTGACACCCTGCGTCGGTAGGTGCAGCCACAACGTAGGCGACAACCTGTGTCGCGGTTGCAACAGAACAGTCGAGGAAGTACGCGACTGGAACACGTACACCGATGAACAGAAACGCGCCCTGATGGCGCTGCTACCGGAGAGAACGAGATGACCACAAAAGACAACGGCGGCCCGGCTTTCCCGGTCGCTTTTACCACTACGCCGCTGCAGGGTATGACGCTGCGCGATTACTTCGCGGCTAAGGCTATGGCAGGGTTTCTGGCGAGTGATGCGGACGCTCCGTCGTACGATACCCTGGCAGCGTTTGCGTACCAGTGTGCCGACGCCATGATCGCGGAAGGTGCCAAATGACCCTCCATATCCAGTGGCACGTACTACCCGGCCCGTTCAACGGCTACCAGAAGCTCGTAGCGGGTGTTATCCACGACGGTGTGTGGTACGCCAAAGAGATGGCCATGCCAGCGTCGTTCAGCAAGGCGACGTGGTGGCTAATCATCGCCGCCATGAAGGCCGAGATCGAGAACGCTATAAAAAACCCACCCGCTGATTGACGGCGGTAGGTGGGAAGACAGAGCGCAGGGTGTGGAGCAACACACCCGTTGCGTAGGTTACGACTTTCACCGGAGAGAAGGCAATGTATTGCCCGGTTAATGGCAACTACGACCAGCAGCTAACCACCGACATGCAGAAGACAACAAACTCTGTGGTAGGCTGGTTGCTCATGGCCTCGTGGTGTTACTACATCGAGCCTAACCCATGCAGCCTGCTATCGGACACCACGTTCGACAAGGCATGTGCGTGGTTGCTCAGGCGCTACGACACCGTGAACCACAAATATAAACACCTGCTGCCGCGTGAAGCACTGGCTGCTGGCACCGCATACCAGTTGGCTATGCACCAGTATCCGCGTGGGATAATCGCGTGCGCGCAGCAGGCCCGGAGAGTTATGGAGGGTGTATGAGCACCTTAATCAAGAGTGAGATACGCACCGCCCGCAAACACCACCCATGCGGGGCGTTCTACTGGTTCGACCGCAGCAACTACGGCCCGCAAGACGTGGACCCAGACGATTGGATGCTGGTAGAGCGCGTGCGTTTAGCGGGCGCACGAATTACGCCGGGTATGCGGTACAAGCACCAAACAACTGTAGACGGCGGTGAGTTTGCCGAGTTCAAGTGCCGACTCGACATGCACGACATATGTTTGAAATACAACCTGTACCCGGAGGATTAACGTGCAAGTCCACGCCGCCAGTAAGTCCCTCGTCCTCAAACTACGCAACCCCGAGCGCGTCACCCAGTACATCCCCAAGGCCCGTGTGGTTCCGGTCGAGGGGGTGAACTACACCCAGGTCAAGTTCGATCTGGACTCGGCCCGTGTACTGCGTAACCTGGGGGTCAAAGCGCCTAGCCCCATCCGGTATTTCTACGACTGGCCGAGCCGTTACCCAAGCCCGTTCGAGCACCAGATAACCACCGCCGAGTTCTTCACCCTGAATAACCGGGCGATCTGCCTGAACGGGATGGGCCTGGGCAAATCGTTATCATCCTTATGGGCAGCTGATTATCTTATGAGAATCGGTGTTATCCAGAAAGGGATCATCGTCTGCCCCAAGTCCACGATGGACAGCGTGTGGCTGGACGAGATCAATAAGCACTTCCTTGGCCGGCGCAAAGCCGTCGTGCTCCACGGCTCCCGCGAGCGTCGCCTAAAGCTGCTTAAAGAGGACGCCGACTATTACATCATCAACCACGATGGCATCAAAGTCATCGCGGATGAACTGACCAAGCGCCACGACATCAACCTCTGGCTATACGACGAGGCCAGCGCCGTGCGCAACCCGCAGAGCCAGCGCCACAAGCAGTTCGCCAAGCTGGTACGCCCCACGGACTGGATGTGGCTGATGACCGGCACGCCTTGCCCCAAGGAGCCAACCGACGTGTGGGGTCTGGCTAAGCTGCTGGGCAGCAAAAAGATTCCGCACTACTTCTCCGCGTTCAAGAACCAGCTCATGCAGCAGATCACCCAGTACAAGTGGGTGCCACGCGAGGGTGCGTTCGAGGCGGCCTACGACGTACTGACCCCGAGCATCCGGTTCCGCAAGGAGGACTGCCTGGACCTGCCGCCTGTGACGTTCACCACGCTGATGGCAGAGATGTCGTCTGAGCAACGTCACGCCTACGAGGCTATGCGCAAGGAGCTGGTGGCGGACATCGGTGGCGCGCAGATCACTGCAGCCCACGCCGCCACGAAGATGCAAAAACTTTTACAGATCAGCCTCGGGTGTGTGCTGGATGAGTACGGCGATGGCTACCACCTAGACGCCAGCGAGCGCTTGGGTGTGTGCGATGAGCTGATCGAAGAGACGGACAACAACGCCATCGTGTTCGTGCCCTATACCAAGGTGCTGGACTACGTTGCCGCGCACCTGCGCAAGAAGGGTCACCACGTTGAGGTGGTCGACGGGCGGGTGTCGAAGACGGAGCGCAAGCGCATATTCGATGAGTTCCAGAACGCCCCCGGCAAGCGTATCCTCGTGGCCCACCCAGCCACCACAGCCCACGGCCTGACCCTGACCCGCGCAGACCTGACCATCTGGTACGGGCCGATCATGGACTTGGAGATTTTCGAGCAAGCCAACAACCGCATGGACCGCCCCGGCCAGAAGAACGCCATGACGGTGGCGTGCATCGCCGCCAACCCGCTGGAGCTGGAGCTGTACTCCGCGCTCAAGAACAAGCAGGCCATGCAGAACACTATCCTTGCGATGTTCAAGGGTGAATTAGGCTTGCCTAACGCTTGACACACACTGCTACATGCTTATACTGACCACTACCGAGGCGCGAAGCCTCATAAACCGGAGAGATGAACCATGAGCAACATCAAATGGAACAGCTTGAGCCAGGACACCAGGGTCACTGACGACCTCAGCGAGCTGGTGGGTGAGACTATCGCCACCGTAACCGGGGGCGACAAAGGCGATTACGAGATGGTCATCACCACCACCAGCGGTAAAGCCATCAAGGTTTACCACGAGCGGGACTGCTGCGAATCCGTCAACATCGAAGACGCTGAGTCGGACGACGTGGTTGGTGGCGTGGTGCTATCCGCAGCTTTTGTAGAAGGCGAGTGCCCAGCAGTGGATGACGAGTATGCAGAAGCGTATGAGTGGTCGTTCTTGAGAATAGAAACCACCAAGGGTTCCATTTGGCAGCGGTGGTATGGCGAATCGGACTATTACAGCGTGTCCGTAGACGTTAAGGGTGGAGAGGTTTACCAATGAACGACGCACCCTGGATACCCCCACAACCTATGCCTATGCCTATGCCTGCACCGGACAGCGCCTATAGCACTATCGAAGCGCGCATTGCGTTGCTCCGATCAGCGCTACACAGCGTAAAAAATCTGGAGCATGACCTAGTCAACGCTAAGGCCGAAGCCCACGAGGCCAAGTTAGCACTGCTCGAATCCCTCGATTGTTTGGAGCTGTAGTCATGACCGACATCAACGCCATCGTGGAGCACTACATCACGCTCCGCGACCACAAGTCCCGACTCGACGCCGAGCACAAAGCCCGCGTAGCCGAGCTGGATGCTCAGATGAAGAACGCCGAAGTCTTCCTGCTCAACCACCTGAACGAGTCCGGTCTGGACCGTGTGGGCGTCGGTGCCGGCACCGTGTTCGTGCAGGTCAAGACCATGCCTGCCATTAAGGACAAGGGTGCCTTCATCGAGTACATCAAGCAGACCGGTCAAGTCGAGCTGCTGCAAGCCCGTGTCTCCAGCACTGCCGTCAAGGAGTTCATGGAGCACAACAACCAACAGTTGCCGCCTGGTGTGGACGTAACCACATCGCGTGAAGTAACCGTGCGTCGCAAGTAACCCACAAGGAAACCGTAATGAACCAGATGATTCCATTCAACCCAGCAGCACTCCCGGCCCACCTGCAGCAAGCTGCTGGTGCGTCCAACGTCAACATGATCGCCGCGACTGGCACGGGTGGTGGCCAGCAGGTCGACCACATCAGCATCAAGGGCGGTCGCTTCCATATCGTCCGCAGCGGTCAGCAGCCTGTCACCCTACAGCTGTTCGCCCTCAACGTGGTGATCGTCCACGCCAACCCCGGTATGACCAAGGCGCTGTTCGCTGGTGCGTGGAACCCGGACGCCGAGGCCGAAGCCCCGATCTGCTCGTCTGATGATGGCGTAACCCCACGCGCCGACGCTGACCAGCCGCAGTGCGCCACCTGTGCCGGTTGCCCGCAGAACCAGTTCGGTTCCAAGATCAACCCGCAGACCGGCAAAGAAACCAAAGCCTGTCAGGACAAGAAGACCATCGCAGTCGTCACCCCCGGTGCCGAAGGTGGTGAGATGCTGCGCCTGCAGATTCCAGCCGCCAGCCTCAAGGACTTTGGCCAGTACCTGCGCAGCCTGCCGAACGTGCCGTATTATGGCGTCATCACCGAGATCACGTTCGACACCAGCGTCAGCTACCCGAAAATCAAGTTCCGTCCGGTGGACTACGTCAGTGAGCAAGGCTTTGCCATCGTAGCCTCGCGTCACCAGACCGACGAAGCCAAGGCTATGGCTGGCGTGGCAGGCTCCGTACCTATGCGTTCGTTGGCTCCAGCCCAGCAAGCGCCTGCACTGGCCGCACCACCTGCACACATCCAGCCGGCTATCGCCCAGCAGGCTCCAGTGCAACAGGCACCTGTGCAACAAGCCCCGGTGAAGACCCCTGAGCAGCTGCAGATCGAGCAGATGCAAGCCCAGCTGGCCGCCGCACAAGCAGCACTTGCCGCCCAGCAGCAAGCCCCGGTGCAGCAGGCAGCGCCTGTCCAACAGGTGCAACAGCCAGTGGCCCAGCCGCAGGTCGCCCCGCTGTCAGCAGCTCCGCAGCCACAAGACCCTTCCGTGGCAGCCGTGTTCGGTGGTCAGGGTTTCCAGCAGCAAGCACCTGCAGCTGGTGCGCAACAGACCATGCAGGTGGCCCCGAACGCTGCTGCCCAAGGTAGCGTCCACCCGTCCGGCCGTGAGTACGGCAAGCCACCAGTGGGCAAGAAGCGTCGCACCAAAGTCGAGATGGCCGAGGACGCAGCCGTGGGTATCGGCTCCGCGCCGGGTGAAACTTCCGAGGAAGACGAAGAACCGCAGGTGCAGCAGGCCGCACCACAGCAGGGTTTCGGTGAAGCACCGCAGGGTGGGTTTGGTCAGGCTCCGCAGCAGCAAGCGGCTCCGATCCAGCAGCCTGCTAGTCAGCCGCAGGTAGTCACCGGCGACTTGGCTGATGCATTCGCAGGTTGGGACGACTAAGATGGTTGGGGGTCAGCGATGGCCCCCGCCTCATTTACTGGAGAGCTGACATGCTGTCACAAGAAGAACTACACGAATTTCTGGCCCTTGTACTGGCGTTCTGCAGCCAGACCAAGACCAGCGCAAGGGGCTTTGCCCGTCTGTTCAACCTTACACCCTTCACCGCCGCTCGCTGGTTGCGGGTTGCCCGTGGCAATGGCGAGATACAGCACCTGTTCTACACCAACACAGACCCGATCAAACGCGCCATCCTGCAGATGAACCTCCAGAACAATCGGGACGCATCGTATCGCCGCATCGCGGCCATCGACGACAAGGCCAAGCACGACGCAGCTCTCAAAGCGTTCATGCTCAAAGCCCAGTAAACCGACAGCCTGGAGGCGTCTGTGGATACGCTTAATTTTTTGCGCCTCGTCTGGCCGGAGGACGGCCTGTATTTGCTGGCCTACCCGACCAAGTTCCAGAAGGACGGCAAGGCGATACAGTTCTACAAGCACCGGTCGTACCAGTCTATCGAGGCTGCGGCAGCAGCTGCACAGGCTATGGCCTACGACCGCGACGCGCCGACCGACGTATTCTTCGCCCTGTCCACCGTCCTCGCTGACTACACCCACCTGAACAAGGCCCAGCGCGACGAGCAGAACGTCAAGGTGCGTGGCACGGGTAATCTCGACCGCGCTCGTGCGTTCTGGTTAGACATCGACGTGAAGGCCGACCCAACCTGCTACGCCACGCAACGCGAAGGTATCGACGCGCTGCGCGGGTTCTGCAAGGCGATGAACCTGCCCATGCCAATGGTGCTCAGCTCGGGTGGTGGTCTGCACGTCTACTGGCCGCTTTCCGAGTCCATCGACGCCGACACTTGGATCGACCACGCCGCTATCCTCAAGGCGCTCACCGAGTCGTGGGGGCTGCGCGCCGACCCAAGCCGCACGTCAGACGCTGCGTCTATCCTGCGCCCGCTGGGCACGGCCAACTGGAAGACTGGCACAGCCCGCCCGGTAGAGCTGCTGCGCGATTGCAAGGTCATCAACACCGCGTTCATACTGCAGAAGCTGCAGTCCCTGCAGGCGTCCACTCAGGTCAAGATACCCCAGCGCTACGAGCCACCCACCACCCTGCTGGGTGCTGTCCCGGCCTACATGGCAGGTGCCGCCGACGTTAATATCATCGCCGCGACGGGCGCGGGCCTGGCCCAGCCAAAGGCGAAAGAGGTTGTGCAGCGTTGCCAGCAGTTGTCGTGGCAGCTGCACAACCCAGCCAGTGTGGCGGAGCCGCAGTGGTACGCCATGATCGGCTGCCTGCGCCACGCGGACAAGGGGTTCGAGGCCATCCACAAGATGAGCCGGCTGCACCCTGGCTACGACGAGCTGGCCACCAACGCCAAGATACAGCAGCACGAGGCGTCAGGGTCAGGGCCGTCACTCTGCACCACGTTCGAGACGCACCGCCCCGGTGGCTGCGAGGGCTGCCCGCTCAAGGGGAAAGTGAAGACCCCGCTGCAGGCGCTACGCGAGCTGGAGTCCATGCCTGCGCCTACCGTCAACGTGGAGACAACCGAGGGTACGCAGGCCGTCAAGCTGCCACCGCCCCCTGCACCGTACAAGCGCGTGGTAGCACCCGGCTGTGAGGCTGGCCGCATCGCCATCCGCGTGGATGAGTCCGATGGTCCCGCGTTCGATGAGGTCATCTACGAGAACGACATCTACCCAACCAAGATAGTCTTCGACGAACGCGAGCAGACGTACTCGGTCACGGTGCGTAGCTGGCTGCCCATCGAGGGCTGGTCCGAGTTCAACATTCCCACAGGCGAGTTCTATGATCGCCGCCTGCTGGCCAAGCGCCTAGGTGCTCGTGGTGTGATGGTCGACGTGGGCCAAGTAGACAAGGTGGTACAGTATATGGTCGCTTATATTCGAGAGCTGCAACGCCATGCAGCTGCCAACGTGGTGTACGCCCAGCTGGGCTGGCGCGACGACAAGAACCTGTTTGTCCTGCCCGACCGCGTAATCACCCCGCAAGGTGTGCAGCGTATCGAGCCGAGCCAGAACATCGTCAACTCCCTGAGCTGGCTGGAGTCCAAGGGCAGCCTTGAGGCATGGAAGAAGATCGTCGCCGTGTACGAGCGCGACGGCTGCGAGGGTCTGCAGTTTGCCTTTGGTATCGGGTTCGCCGCGCCGCTGTTCAAGTTCACCAACTTCTCGGGTGCCATCGTGTCCGTGGTCGGCAAGCGCGGCACCGGCAAGTCGTCGGCTGCCCTGTGCGCCAACTCGATCTGGGGCCACAAGAAGATGGGTTGGATGTCACTGGAGCACGACACCATGCGTGCGTTCTACGGCAAGATCGGCGCGTTGAACAACCTGCCCGTCACCTATGACGAGATCACCAACCTCGACCCCGAGAAGCTGTCCGACCTGACGTATGCCATGACCCTGGGCCAAGGCCGCCAGCGCCTGCAGGCCAACGGCCAAGCGCAGGAGAACTATGGCAACTGGGGCACCATGATGCTGTCCACCTCCAACGCCAGTCTGCACTCCCGTCTGGCGATGGCCAAGGCAGACTCCAGCGCCGAGGCCAGCCGCATCTTCGAGTACCACGTCCCGGCCGGCACTATCCCCAAGGCCGAGGCCGACACCCTGTTCGACGGTCTGAACGACCACTTTGGCCTGGCCGCTGAACCCTACGTGCAGGCGCTTGTCACACAGCGCGACGCAGTACGCGAGCGGATCAAGCACTGGATACGCGAGGTCGACCGTATGGCCGGCACTGGCAGCTCTGAGCGGTTCTGGTCTGCAGTGCCTGCCACCGTGCTGGCTGCGTTCGAGGTGACGAACAGCCTCGGCCTGACCAACGTGAACATCAAGCGTATCCTTGACTTCGCCGTCGCCCAGATCGGTGCCATGCGTGGTGAGGTGGTTGAGACGATCAGAACTGCAGAGTCGATGGTGTCCGACTACCTGAACTCGAACCTCAAGTCCATGCTGGCCCTGAACAGCGAGGCCAACGGCACGACCCTGGCGCAAGTCACCATCGCCCCAAGCAGCGAGAAACTGCGTATCCGACTGGAGCGCCACACTGGCAATCTGTATCTGGACCGCGCCGACTTTAGGCGGTTCTGCAGCGAGCAGAACATCGACCCACGCCAAGTCGAGGCCGACCTGCGCACCAGCAAGTGCCTGCTGCGTACCGACGCCAAGCCGGTGCTGGGCAAGGGCACGATCTACAGCACGACCCAGACGTGGTGCTGGCTGCTCAACTTCAACAGCCCCGTGCTGGCTGGCGCGGCTCTGGAGATCGTGCAGGCGGCCGAGGAAAACGGCGTACAGGAGCAGGCGGTATGAGGCTCACGCCTCACGCCTATCAACGGTGGCGGCAGCGATGCAGCCACCTTGACCCTGATCTGGAGATGGCTGGGTTGAAGCGCGCTGGCAAGGGCGTTATCAACCGGCTCAGGCGCTCTTGGGAGCGCGCTCAGGGGGTCGGCACGTGGCCGGCCCACCAGACCTACCTCGTGGGGCCGAACGGCACGCTGTTCATCGTTGTGGACGGTTTCGTGTTGACGGTCATGCTGGTGCGGGACATTAAGCGATGGGACAGCCGGCGCTGCAAGGAGGACAGGACGCGCCGGAAACATGGGTTGGTTTAGAGGTCTGTCTCGAACTCGATCTCGTGTAGCTGGTTCCCCAGGTACACGGGCTTGCCCACAAACCCGTCGAACACCTGCGCCCACGTCATACCGCCGTCTGCACTGAGGTAGTGTTTTGAACCCAGCGCGCCAGCTAGTACGGCGGGTATTGCTGGCTTGTCGTCCGTTGCGGCTACCTCGGGCGTTATCACAGTTATGTGAGCGCTATACGCCGTCGTGAACCCGCTACCCATCACCCCCCGCGCCTCCACGAATTCTCCGGTGTCCTGCCGCACAACCACAACCGCCCACTCTACAGTGTCCGCGTCTTCCAGCACGACGTAGTTACGGGCCAACACAGCGACCAGATCAGCGCCTATGGCAGCAGCGAAGTGGCTGCTCTGCCCAAACGTGGTGCCGGCCGTAACGTCCAGAGTGTTCAGTATGATCTGCGTGAACGGATACCACCCAGCAGCTAGAAGCCCCGACGGTCTTATCGTACCGTCCACGCCATAGTGGATGAACTCCGTCGTCGTCTGATCCTGCTTACCTTCCACGATACTGTACCGAGCACCCACGATACCGGCCTTGCCAAACATAGGCACGTCAGGACCAAGCTCGTGGCCGACGCGGGGGTCTACCCCGTCGTTCGCTTTGTATAGCGTCGCACTGCTCTGCGCCCCCGAGCTTGGGATTGTCCTCAGCTGCACACTACTCCACACTGTGCTTGTCTGCGTGTCTTTCCGGTGGCAGGTGTAGAACAGCGTTGTACCGCCGCGCGGCCCTGAGCCGTCAGGTGGGGTATCGTAGTCATCATCCAGCGCGTAGCAGAGCGCCACGCCGCTCACCCCATGAGGTTCGTAAGGTTCAACGGCGTCCCCCTCCACAATGACTGGGCGCAGTTCTATCTCGGGGTTGTCAAGCGCGTTCTCGAAGAATACGTGCGTCGACGTGATTCTATATGAGTTCGTTTGGGGTACAGCAGGGCGCAGGAACTTGAACAAAAACACACCGGTAGTGCCTGCCCGTGCAAAGTCTTCGGGCGGCGAGGGTGCAACGTCGTCGCTATCTGGCTGCGACACGTATGCACCGCCAACAATCGCTTCGCCCCAGCGATTCTGCTCGTTATCCCACGACCCGAACCCGTCCCGTGAGCACTGCGCGCCGAGCGTGGGTATCCTATAACTGCTCGCATACCGCGACATCTGCCGCGTATAGAACCTAGCGTCAAGGTCGCCGGTCAGCGCTTGAAGACCCGCCTCTGGTAGCAGCCACGCTTGCATCCGGGTGTTAGTACCCCGGAACTCGCTGGTGTCCGCGTCGGGTTTGTAGAATTTTGGCTGGCCGACGGCCGAGAAAGCATCACACCACAGCTGGAACCTATCGGTGTCGAATCGAGCTTGGACGTTGCCGGACGTTGCAGCCAACACACACGTCCCGCATCTGGCTGGTTGCGAATAAGGTACAGACGGGAAGTTGTTACGGATCAGCGTGGCGTCCGTGTCTATGTCGTGGTAGAACCCCTGCCCAGGGCTGTAGGGCAGCAGGGTCGTGTCGGCGTCCTTCTCCACTACGTCGGCCTCGGGTAACAGATCGGTCAGGTCAAGACCTGGGCGCAGCGTGTCCCGGTTCAGATGCCGACTCGCCTGCTTCAGCTGCGCGCCAAATGACTCCAACGTGCTGTGGTGTAGGAAGGCCCACACAACGTCCGGGTCCAACACGTACACCGTCACGGTCGACCCGCTGCGTACACCGCGCAGGATGTAGCCATCTACCAGCTGGTGCTGTACGCCACCCCCAGACGCTATCAGCTGATTAGCGAGGCGCGCTGCTACCCTGCGGTATCTGACCCCTCCCGCACAGAGGGATTTGAAAACCAGACCCATTACAGGCTCTCGATCTTGGCATCCAAGGTGCTGGCTGCCTGGGACGCGTTACCCGCCACGGTTGCGAACGCCGATACGGCTTGCCCCAGTGCGCCGGCTTTGCCTAGGTGGGCACCCTGCGCGGCTACCGCGTTCCGGTCAACGCCCAAGTCCACATCAGCCTTGGCCTGAGCAGCCCGCACGCGCAGTTCCTCGAAACTGATCTCCACGTTGTAGTAGGTGGACAGCGCGGAGTACAGCGACGACATGGCCGACGCCTTGATACGGGCGCGCTCGATGTCCTTGTCGGGCAGGTTGGACCACAGCTGGTAGAAGTTGGTCAGCGAGTCCAAGATGCCGATCTTGTACGTCACCGCAAGGTTGGCTGCGAACTGCAGCAGCTGGTGCTTGATGTCCGCGTCCTTGATGGCCTGCTGCACGTTGACTTCCAGAATAGCGTCCGAGGCACGGCGCTCAGCGTCAGTGATTGCGTCGACCAACGCACCCGGAGGCAGGCTGAACCCACGACTGGAGAAGCTGGCGTGGAGCGTGCGCACGTCGCTGTTCGTCGAGCGGTAGGCGCGGTCACGGGCGTTGTGCCACACCAGCTCGAAGATGGTCTTGTCGATACCGAACGGCTTAACGCCACTGACGATACCCGCCAACAGGTCGTCGGGTACGGTGCGCAGGTTGCCACTGATGGATGGGAAGTATTTCTGTATCCACTTGTCCGACTGCTCGTTCAGGTACTGGATGGAGCCATCGGTGGAGTCGCCACCTTGGAACAGATCACCGAACGTAGGTGGTGGCCCCATGTTGGGTTTGGTGATGTCCACGCTGAAACGTGGGTCGCGGGTCCGAGCGTTGCCCTCCCGCAGCCCCAAGATGGAACTCTTGGTGTTCTCGGCGTCCAGCAACGCGCGGGTCGCTATGCCCTGCAGGAACCCAGTAGTGTCTTCAAAAGCCATCAGATTATCTCCTGGGTGCGGATGCGTTGGGTCCAGAACGCGTCGACTATTGGCGGGGCCGCGTAAGGCGGCAGGGCCACAGCGTCTTCGGCCGCGCCCAGCAGGGTATACATGGAGGCACCCGTCCTAGCGTCGACAACCGTGCCAGCCAGCGCGGGGTGGCTGAGCAGTACGATGTCGTCACCCTCGCCGGTAAACACCCCCGCGAAACCGCTGTTGGTGGCGGTAGAGAAGTTCCTAACTGTGGAACCAGCGAACGCATCGCGTATCTGGAACTTCGTCGAGTTGGGGAACGCAGTTGACGTTAGGCACATTAAGTCGCCTAGCGGGTTGAAGTCCATGTAATAAGCGTGGTTGGTGTCTAGGTCTATCTGGCTCCACACCCCCCCGCCCGTGGTCGTGTCGAAGACCTGCATGTACTTTTGCCCTGTCAACGACATGGCCACCAGCGGCTCCACCCGGTTGAAGACCAGCGACTTCCGACGCTGCGCGTTGATATAACTGGTCACGCCCGTGTATGGGTTCGACTGTGGTGTGGTTAGGTCAGCATCGTATATCGTCAGGTACGGCGCGTCGTTGTTAGCAACAAACGCCTGCGTGCCATCGGGGGTGTAGGTGACAGTCGGATTACTGCCTACCACAGCTGCCGTGGTGGTGTACGTGTCGGCCTCGTAGTTGTACAGCTGCATCTCGCCGCCGTAGAAGCTGGCTATAACCACCTCGGGTCGGGTCGGATGCACGGCCTTCACGCTGAACGTGCTCGGTATAGCCCGTGCTAAGAACTCTCCAGTGGTTGTGTCATACACACGCAGGCTCGTCCCGGATGAGACGATCAGCGACCTGTGGTCGCCGCTGAACCCATCCAACTCCATTGTTGTGTCGTGCGTGACACTGCCACCTGTGGACCGCAGGGTCACTTGGTATCTAGACAGCGCGCCGTTGTACCACCTGTAGGCGAAAGTACCGGCTGGTAACTGGCTCATCGTGTCCACCGTCGTGTGTTGATACCCACCATGATCTCCACCAGATCGAGTTCAAACTCGGTGGCGTCGACCACCTCAAGGCTCAAGCTCCACCGGCGACCGGTAACGCCCTTGGCCATTAGTGCCCGCATTATAGGCCCGCGCTGCACCACATGATACACCCGCTCGGTGCCATCGTTGTTGGCGCGCAGGTAGACCTGCCCGTCCGTGGCTACCCCGAGGTACGCCGCTTCAAGGGTCTTGGCGGTTGGGCTGCCGTAGGTGCTGGCACCGAAGTCGATGTCGATGCTGATCGGGCTACCGTCGTCATCACCTTGGCGGATGACGTACACGCCATCGGACTTGACGCCGTAGACGCTACCGCCCGCCTGTGCGTAACCCGTGAACTCGAAGCCGTTGTAGGTGGTCAGTGCGCCGGTCAGCACGTTGACCGCGTACTGCACCGCCGCACGTTGGGCAGCCGCCGAGTCGCCTGTTACCAGCAAGCCAGAGCGGATAAGCGCCGCGATGGCCTGTTGTACGGTCAGACTGTCCTGCAGCACCAGCGCGTCGATGATCGCGTCTTCAACGAAGAAGTTGGCCGACACGTCGCCACTCAGGGACAGCGTGTCGCGGATGGTCGCCCGCTCAACGAACCGGGTGAAGTAGTAGTCCGCTGCGATCAGCCCTTGGGTCAGGCGCGGCAGGTCGTTCTCAGGTGTAGTCAGGTAGGCCGATGCACCCACGAGTGGTTGCAGCGTGCCATCGGCTTGGCCGTAGTTGGTTGTGTAGTTCGCCGCCAAGCCACTCATCGGCTGCAGGGTGCCCTCTGCGTCGCCGTACTGGCCCACGTTGAGCAGGCTGGACCCACTCATGGACGAGAACACGCCGTACCCGTAGACGAACTCAGGCGTTGGGAAGCCACCATCCGCGTTACCCGTGAGGGCCGCCAGTCGACCACCGCCTTGAGCGTAGGGTGCGTTGGATGCCAACCCGTCCAGTGGTTGCAGCGTACCGGACGCAGAGTGGACAGCCGTGTATTCGCCTGTAGCCGACCCGGTAAGCGCGGCCAGTCGTCCGCCGCCTTGGGCGTAGCCACCGTCGACGCCATAGTCGAAGTTGCTGGCCAGACCATCCAGCGGCTGCAGCATGCCGGCTGCGTCGCCCGTTACACTCACGACCACGCCGGTGATCGGGTCGAACACGTTGTCTGCGGTGTAGTACAGCGAGGCGTCTAGGTACGGCGAGCCATACGACGGTTCGCTGCTGGTGTACATCCAGCTGCCGTGGGTGTAGGTGACGGTTGTGCCGGCCCGTGCGATCCGCATAGGCGTCGTGGAGCTGTGCGGCGTGGTGGACGTGGCCACCGTTGTACCGGACTCCATGACCTCGACCACCGCCCCATGCACATAGAACGCATGGGTAGGCTCGTTGGGCAGGGTGGTGATGTTCTCCAGCGCGAAGCCGACCACGGCACCAACAGGCGAGTCGCCAACCTTGAACTCGAAGTAGCCGTTACCCGAGAGTGGGTCGATACTGCGACCACCCGCGTTCCAACCCACGATGGCTGCGTAGCTGGTGCTGGCAGGTATGCCGGGAACTTCCGGCGTGCCTGGGAGGCACACGGTCTTATATGTGGTACGACCGTTGACCCACACAGACGTGTACGAATAGAACGTGACGTACTGACCGGTGTTCTGGTCTTGCACTGTAACTGAGGTGCCGGGGTACTCCCAGTGCCCCGGCGAGTACACGGCTTGCTGATAGCAGTACGCTGGTACAGCCGGCTGGTATGGCCTACCCGGCGTATACGTAACGTCGGCCAGCTTGAGTAGCTGGTTGGCCATACCGGTTCTCCCTTACTGCAACGGCATTGCGATGGAGAGGTTGCCCACACGTTGTACGGCAGCCGAGCTGATTGCGGTGCTGGTCAGGTTCAGGAAGCGACCCGCCAAGCCGGCATCACCTTGGATGCGCACAGCGGTGGTGCTCGAACCGTCGCCATCAGCAGGCAGCAGCAGACGGCAGAACGTGGCAGTGCCACTGGCTACGGCCGTGCCTTCCCACACCTGCGAGCTGGACTTCGACAGCATGCCCGATACGGCGTTAGTCTCGAACGTCAGCGCGCCAGCACCACCTGCATCCGTGATGGTGACGAGTAGCACAGCCGAGCCGATGGAGTCGTTGGCCGACGCAGGCTCAGTGCCTGCGTAGATACGCATGTTCATACCGGTGAGCGCGCTGCGCAGGCCAGAGCCTGACAACATAGCGTTCGCAAGGCCGGTGCTAATCTTCATGCCCATGATGGGTAGTCCTCGTTACAGAGTGGTGGGGATGAGGGTCAGCACACCGCCGACACCGAACTGAGTACCCGACTCCAACACCCGTGGGGTGCTGAACCGAGCGATACTGAGCACAAGGCCGGTGTTACCACCCTTGGTCCCGTTAGATACGATGAACGCGCCGTAGATGGTCTTGGGTGCATTCATGGTGAAGGTCGCCAGCGACAGGGTGTTGTCGATAACCGACACGCCGTCGTACTGGAACGCCCACGCTGGGCGGGTCGCCTCGGTGTACGCCACGGACTCACCCACCACACCGGGTAGGTCGGTCGCGGTTACGCCGCTGGTTGGGACGTAGTTGGACTCGTAGATGCCCATGAACCACGAGGCGATGGGGGTGCCACTGCCGGTGATGAGGGTGGCCACGTGGTCAACCGCTGCCTGTGGCATGAGGTTGTACTCGAAGTCGCCGTCTTGAACCCAATCGCCGCCAGGCTCACGGGTATACAAGCCGTATTTGAAGCCTGTGCCTAGGATGCTGCTCATGGGTTCAATATCTCCCCGAAGAAGTAATCAGTTGCGGCCAGTCCACCTGGGCCTTCGCCGCCGCGTGTTGAAGTGACGATCATCTGGTTGCCGTTGCTTTCAACCACGCCGGCCGCCCCGTTGTCCCTGTCGCCTACCGTGTAGTCTTGGCGGTTGACCAAATCAAGGTTGTCACCGTTGGTTATGGCCTGCCCGTACTTCGTCATCCAAGCACTCCTACCATCCGGCAAACGCACGGCCGTACCGCGTATTGCTGGGAACTCTAGCACAATCCGTTGTTGGGGTGCATCTGTTTCTACGTTTGTCAACAGGTACGACTTATCGGCGCTGACGAACACACCACCTGCCGACATCACGTTGTTGATTTCAGCCGGGAACTGGAAGAACCCGCGCACCCGGTCAACCAAGTGAGGGCGCATCGGAGCGGTACTCACCAGTGTCTTGCCCTGTGCCAGCAGCAGCACGCCGTTGTGGCTGGTCACAATGCTACCGGGGGTTGGGGCGCGTAGCAGCACGGTGTCTAGGCGCTGGGTATCGTCGCGCACGCCGCCTACAGTCACCGTGGTGGCCGCAGCGTACTCGCCCTGCCAGTACAAGGTGCCGCCGTTGACCGACCCCGCGTAGATGTTGGTCTTGCCACCTGCCGGGGGCTGGGGCACGTTGATGACCAGCGCACCACCTGCTTGAGCGAAGACCACCAGTGGTCGGTCGGTGCCACCCTCACGCCCGTCTGTGTCGGTGTAGGTGGCCGCTACGTTGTAGTGCCCCTCAAGCAGCGAGCCACCCGTGGTGGACACAATCGAGGGCTGCACGAGTACGTCGGGAACACCCCACTGGCGCACGGTGCTACCGTTGTACTCAAGGCACTCGTTGGCGGTGCAGAGGTACAGCACGCCTGCGTGCTCGTCACCAACCATCTGGCCGGCACCCGCGATGGTACGCAGCACCTTGGACGAGAATGTGGTGGTGTCGAACTCCACAAGGTCTGTGCCGTCTGCGATCAGCAGCTTATCCCCCATGCCGAGGATCGCCCGTGGTGCGGTGCCTTGGTACACCGCCTCGAACCCCGCCCGCAGCAGGAACTTACCACCGGGGGTCGGGTCGACGTTGACCGCCGAGCGTACCGTGTTCTCTGGCAGACGGTCGGATGGCGCGATGTTGTTGCTACCGCGTGCCCAGTTGTCCGTGTAGACCTTGCTCATGCAAACCCCCTCAACACCTTGGTGGCTTTCTCCCACCGGGCGGTGCGGTCTGCAGCTCCGTTGGTGCCGCCGTTGATCCTGCGTGTGATGGTGTCGAACTGGCCGGCGTCCGCCAGCTCATTCAACCCGTTGGACTGCCAGTAGTAGGCCGCAGACAACGCCGCGTACTCAGGCTGTTGCAGCAGCTCAGGGACCGCCACAAAGTTGATGCCCGTGGCGTCGGTCAGGGCTTGGTAGTTGGTCCTGCCGGTGGTCTGGATGTAGCCCCGGCCGATGTACTTCCACCCGTCGCCAGACTCGATAGGGCCGTTGCCCATGCGGTCTGAGTAGGTGTGGTTGGCGATCAGCTGCGGGTTGCGGGCGATACGCTCGGCCAGCTCGTTCGGTGCACCGTTCGCGCCGCGATACCGCTTGGGCCATGTGGCCGACAGACCCACCGCGCTGTAGTTCAGGTTCTCCACCACGGTGGTCAACCCTGCCGACTCGTGCCCCACTTGGGCGAGGAACGCGGCCACGCGCACGGGGCTGTTGATCTTGTACCGGGCCATCGCACGGTTGATGTGGGGCAACGCGCCTACGGACGCACGGGGGAACAGGGTGCGGAACTGCTGCTCCGTAATCGTTACGGCCACCTGCGGCTCTTCCTTGGGTTCCGGTTGGTTGTTGGTCTTGTCCATGAGTCGCTTGAGTCTCGCTAGCCAGTTCATTTTGACACTCCCTTGCCCTTTTCAAACGTGCGCAAGCCGCCGATCCCGAGCATACCGGTGATGACGATCATCAGCAGTTCGTTGTTCAGGTCGGGCGCAGCGGGCAGCCCGTTGATGGAGGCGTACCACGTCAGCAGTGGTTGGAGGACAACGGCGTAGCCGAACCCGGCACCACCTACCCACCCGAAGAACGGACGCCAGCCTGCCACCCAGATGGATGGGTGCGCAGCCTCTTGTGCGTTGATGGCCAGCTGGGCCACCACCTGCTTCAACTCGCCCTCTGCGGCCATGCGCAGGAAATCAGCCTCGGCCTTCTGGCGCTCGCCAGCGTCTGCAGGGCCGAACCGGTCAAGCAGTGTCTTGCCCAGTTCAAGGATCGGGCCGATTATCAGTGGGTTCACTTGCCACCTCCGGCCGATTCTGGCCATAGTTTCGCTTCGATAGCCAGCATACGCCGGTCGATGTGTTTGAGGTCCGTGTTCACCTGCTCCAGCGTTCGGACCTGCCCAATAACGTACCACTGCACGAATGAGAACAGCACAGCGGCGACCAGTGCGCCACCCTTCAAGAAGCTGCTCATCCGGTGGAACTCGTTGATCTTCTCGGACTGCTCGCGGATGGATGCGAACGCACGGTCTACCGCCTGCCTCTGCCCGTCGTGCTGTTCCTGCAATCGGACGATCTGCACCTGCATGGTCATCACGATGTCCAGTTTCGCCGCGACCTCGGATACCCCCGCCTGTAGCGCCCGTACCTCAGTTTTCAGTACTTCGATGTCAGTTTGCATCTCGACCATGCCCTCAGTCCCTAGCCACCCTGGCGTCGTGTTCATGTGGATTGTACAGGCTAGTGCCGACCCATCACAGGCCGGCTGCCTCTGCTATCGACGGCCGGATCAGACCGCCCGATGGTACGCCATACAGCTCCGCGTTCATCTCAGACCTGACGCGCTGGCGGACGGCCCCGCGAATGTCGCTCTTCTTGATCCCTAGGTCCGGGTACTTGGCGTTCCAGTCTTGGATGTCGGCCATCGCCTCGGAGATGCCCACGCGGTCGCCAGCGGATTGCGCCAAGGCCAGCCGGTGCAGGTAGCGGTCACGCACGTCGAACTGGGTGGTGGTCGCGCTGTACAGGCGGCTGCGTTGCGCCTCGGCGTCACGGCGATCACCGGACCGGAAGCCCGCAACGCCCATCATCAGGTCGAACGGGTTAGGCTCGAAGTACACGATACCCTTGGCATCACGCACACCTTTTGGTGCCTCGAACACGAACTTCCAAGCGTCCGACGCTGGCTTAGGCAGCAGCTTGCCGACACCCTTCTCGATGTCGCCGTTGTACACCTCGGCCGTACCCACGAACAGGTTGCGGGCCAAGCCTGTTGCTGGGCCTAGGTTCTGCGTCAGGTAGTAGGTGAACGTGTCGCGTGGCTTGCCGCCCTCGGGTGCGAAGTCGCCCTGACCCAAGATCGGGATCAGCGTACCGGCTTCGATACGGGCGGTGTCCATCAGTGGGGCAAACAGACCTTTGGACAGAACCTCCCCGGCGATACCCAGCTTGGCAGCCCACACCAAGAACTCGTCCTTGGCGGACAACAGGTCATCGTCATCGCGCCATGCGTCCATCGCGGCGAACACGAACGGGGCGAGGATCGTACCCACCGCGCCGGTGAACGCCAGCTGCATACCCAGCACGTAGGCCAGTGTGGAGCGGGCGATGGCTGCCTCCTCCTTGTTGATCGGCTCCTGCCCCGTCACCAGTCGGCCCAGCTCTGCGTCGCGGATGTCCTTGGAGATCATCGACAGCATGTTGAACTGGTACGTCTTGTACTGCAGCAGCAGCTTGCCGGTCGGGGACTGCATCGACCGCGCCTTGTTGAACTGGCTGTAGTTGAACTGTGTGGTGCGGATGGCCTCTTTGCCAACGTGAACCAAGTCGGCCACCAGCGCGTCGCGTGCCTCTTGGTTGGCAGGCAGCGCGCCGCCCTTCAACCGGGCTTCCAGCTCCAGACGTACAGCCGCTGCACCGACGATCTGCCGGTTGAACACCTCGGACTTGTGCATCGGGATGGACAACCACTTCATCACCTTGCCAGCGTAGGGCGACAGCTCCGTGGCGCTACCATCAGCGATGCCGGCCGCGTCGTGGGCCTGAGTGATGTCCAGCGGGCCGTCAGCGCGAATCTGCGTCAGAACCGACAGCAGAACCGCGTCCTTGGGGTCTGTGCTGTTACGCAGGGTAGCCACCGGCTTGCCGTCCGAATCGACCTTCTCGCTAAGCAGGTCAGTGCCCGACTGGGTGTACTCCTTCATCGCCCGCATGATTTCTCGGTTGGCCTTGCCACCGCCGTACTTGCCCGCCAAGCGCGGGAACGACACGAACATGGTCTGCGTGGCGTTCATAAACATGTGGCTTGGGCTGGTCAGCTGGAACGTGAACGCCACAGCGGTGGCTGCGTTGACGACCTTGTTCTGCTCGACCCGCTCCGCCGCCAAGTGCTGCGTCTTCACCGAGTTCGCCACGCTCTGCAGCTTCTGGGTGTCGGTGCGCACCACGCCGGTTGCGTCGGTGTACTTGCCTTCGCCTACGTCCTTGACGTACTGCTGAATCTCGGTCATGGCGTTGCCGATCTGACCGTCGTGCTGGATGTTAGCCACGGTGCGAGCCGAGCGCATGACGTAGTTCGAGAACGAGCGCAGCGCGTCGCTGTCGTATCCGGCGATGTTCTTGCGGCCCAAGGTGTGCTTGGCGAACGACTTGGCCGGCAGCGACTGCAGGTATACCTCGGCCAGACCGGAGATGATCGCGGCACTGGCGGTGTCGTACAGGTCGGGGTCCATACCCTCGGGGAGCATACTGATGACCTCTGCGCGGATCGCGGCGAGGTCTTGCTTGGACGCACCGGTGGAGTCGAGGTCGGTGGTCTGCGGGGTGCCGATGTTAATCACCACCTGCTCGCCGGCCTCCGCACGGGCCTTCTCGATCTCGGCCGCAGCAGCGTCAGCCTCCGCACGCGACTGGTAGCCTGCGAAGAACACCACGTCACCAGCGGCGTCACGCACCGTAACAAGGTGGTCGCCATAGCGCTGCAGCGGGGAGTATGGGCCAGACTTGGACTTGTTCATAATCCCAGCGAGCGAGTCTTTGTAACGCTTGGTGGCAGCCTCTACGCGCTGGGTAACAGCGTCTACGTCCAACCCGCGTACTTGTGCGTCCGCCTTGGCAGTCTCACCAATACGGGCCGTCTCTTTCACGATGGAGTTGTAATACTGCGCGAACCGCTGGGCGTATACCGACTGGGCCTTTTTGTAGAGCGTGCGGCCTTCCTCACCAACCGAGTTGTACGCGGCGCGAACACGACTGTGCGCAGCCTTACGGTCTGCTTCGGTGTAACCACGCGAGTCGTAGTCGAAGCCCTTGTGTACCTGATCGTCCCAGCTGCGGTCGGGGAACACTTGGTAGAACGTGCCGTCCGTCATCACGAAGTCCAGCAGGTCGGACTTGGCCGGGTTGGTGCGCTGGAAACTGTACCAGTTGTCGATAACGTCGTTGACCGACGCGCTGCCCAGCTTCTCGGTGCGTTCTTCGCCGTTCACGACCGTGCTGTAGGTGCGCTCTTCCTTCTTGGCGTTGAGGCGGTTGAACTGCGCGTCCTTGGCTTCTTTCAGGTTGTAGAACTTCTTGAGCAACCCACCACGGTTGCTGCCCGACTGGTTGAACAGCTTGTCGTTCCAGTCAACGATGTTGTCCAGACCCATGAACCAAGTCCGCAGGAACGAGCCGGTGGAGCCTTCGCGCAGCTTCGACTTGACTCGCTTGCCGTTGTCCATGCCGGTTTGGACGGCTGCCTTGAGGATGTGCCCCATCGGCATCTTGTTGGTGTACGGCTCGTTCTGAGCGTCGGCCATCATCTGCTCTAGGTCAGACTGAGCCTTGGAGAACTTGGGGTCTTGGGTGGCGGCTACCTGTGGGTTGCTGAACCACATCTCGGCGTTGGCCATATCGCTCGCCACCTGACCGGCTGCCGCACCGCGCGTTACACGGGCTACGTCAGACAGCAGTGCGTCCACGTCGGCGTTGGTCAGGATGTAGTCGCGCATACCGAACACACGGGCGAAGAACTCACGCACCCCAGCGCGCAGCTTGGACCAGATGTCCTTGTTCAGGCGCTCGCCTGCAGCCAGCATGTCCGCCAACACTTCCTCTGCGGCCAGTGTACGGCTTGCACGCTGGTCTGCCTCGGTGCCCTGGGCCATGTTGAGCGTGGCCATCTTGGCCTTGATACGCTTGCGCATATCGCTGTTGGCCCACATGCGGTTGGTGGCTGCGTTCAGGCTTGTGCCGAGCAGCGACGCCAGCCCGCTATGGCCGACTTCGTGCGCCACGGTCATGGCGAGGTCTTTGCCGGACTCGATGTTCTGACGGACGATGTAGATGTTGCCGTCGTAGAACATGCCCTTGGCGTTCAGCGGGATCGGGATACCGGTGGTCGCTTCCAGATCGGCTGTGGTGTCCACGCCAATGATCGGACGGCCGTAGTTGCCCTCGGCCTTGGCGATACCCTTGTCGAACAGGGACTTGGGGATGACCTTGGCGCCGGTGCCCTGGCTGAACTTCGCTTGGTTGGCCTTAATGAGCCGGAACCCGGCACGACGTGCTGCCTCGCCTGCCGGCGAGAAGCTACCAGCCTGGGCGAACGGATCACGGCGGATCAGCTCAGCAGCCAGAGCCGCACCAACGCCTTGACCCTGGGCTTCCTGCGCTACGATGTTCAGTGTCTCGCCATCACGCGCCTCGATCTGACCCACCACGTCGGTGCCGCGCACCGCGTAGATGGTGCCGGCTTTGTCTACATGCAGGTCGAGCTGGACACCATTGCGGTCCGTGGTCACTACCTCCCGGCGTGCGTCCGCAGGCAGGTCAAGGTCGCCCAAGCGCACAATAACCAAGTCGTTGGCGTCGCTGGTCTTTCCGGTCGGGTTGACCGCCGCAATGTACTCGTCTTCGGACATCGACAGTAGGCGCTGCATATCGGCGCTGGGTTGACGCATCGGCACGGTGCCGGCCAACTCGAACGTAGCACCGGTGATGCGGTTGACAGCGGTAGCAATGTGGCTGCTGACCTCGCTGCGAGCGTCCTGGGCCATTAGGTTGAACTCAGGGTGCGCCTGCGCAGCGCTAGACAGCTGGCCCAGCTCGGTTAGGTCTCCAGACAGGTCTACCCCGTACAGCATAGCCGCCAGTACAGGCTGTGGGTTGCCCTCGCCTTCTTTCATCTGCACCAGTGCGTTCAGCTGGCGGGCACCTGGGTAGGTCATGTAGTCAGCCCACACTTGCGCGTCATAACGCGGCGCGTTAGCGGTTACTTCCTTTGGCGACTCGGCTTCTACCGTGTTGGCTACGGTGGGTACAGCGTTCAGGTTCACGCGGGCGTTAGCCCCGCCGACACCCGCAAGACCTACATCACCAATCACACCCTGTTGGGTGCCAAGTACGTCCAACGCCTCAGACACGTCCGCCGCGTCTGTGCCCCCCAAACTATTGCGAGCTACACGCTGCGTTACCGCCGCAGCATTAGCCCGGTACGTTTTGTCCCGTTCGTACCTACTAGCAGCGAATCTATCTACAGCCTCCGCGTCCGTAGGATCTATCAGCTCGCCCTCCAGATCGGCCAACAAACTCGGTGCGTACTGATCGTACTTTTTTGCGGCATCACGCACAGCCGGGTATTGGTTTTCTACCGCAGTCTGCGACGCAATAGCGCTTGCCCGTTGCGCCTCAAGCTCCGCTACTAGGGGGTCTTTCTCCACCGCTCGTAGCGTCGGTGGCGCTTGCTGCACGCCCACTTCAACCTGTGGCTCCGTCAGCACACCTAGCAGACCTTCGATTATGGCAATCTGCTTCTCGCCTAGCTTCTGGCCCTGCCCTGTAGCGGCACGACCTAGCCACTCTTGCACGTCGCTCGCCTTGTAGCCTGTGTTGGAGAGGACAGCCTGTGCTTCTGGGTTAGAGGACAGCCAACTGGTGCGGCCAACCACTTCGCCTTGGTCGCCTTCTGCGCGCAGTAGACGCCCGCCAGTCTCCGACCAGTATGTGCCGGCGAGCAGTTCACGCAGCTGAGCTACGGACTCGTTATCCAAACCGGCCACTGCTGGGGTGCCTTGTAACTGCCAACCCTCTTTGCGTGCGGTGCCGAATGGGATAACTTTGCGTTTGCCGTCTTCGGCTACCACGCTGATGGTCTTGCCGCCTTTCCACACTTGGTCTACCACACGGCGGTTCCCGTCGCCGTCTACCCACACCTGCCCTACAGCGCCGGTCTTTACCTCTGACACGGGGACAAGGGGTGCGCCTGTCTGCGCTGGTGCTGGAGCCGGAGCCGCTGCTGGCGCTGCTGGCGCTGCACCGAACAGCTCTTCCTCGGTGGTGTCCACACCGCCCATATCGAATGCGTCGTCTATGCGCTGCTCGTCTGTTGTCGGGTAGGCGTTGAACAACGCACCCAGCGGGTCGGACTCCTTGCCGCTCCGCCTAGCTATGCCGACTGCACGGGCTGTGGCTCGGCGTACCACTTCGTCAAACTGCGGGTCGGTGGTGGCGACCCCGCTCTCCACGACCTCGTTGAGCACCGCGTTGAATGCGTCGCCTCGGGCGCTGGATACTTTCATCCCAGTCTTCGCGGCCAATGTTGCGCGGACGGCCTTGCGGTGTTCACCGAGCTTGGCCGGGGTGCTCACGTCGATGGCTGTTTGTGGTGCTTCGACGGGGGTAACGCGGGCGCGGCGTGCGGCTTCTGCGCCTGCTGCTGCCATACCAAACTGCTGGGCCACGCGCTCGATTGGGGCGGTGGCGCGGATGATGTCTTCGACACTGCGACCTGTTACCTCGTCCACCTGTGGCAGACCGGCCACATCGCCTTCCGGCGCGGGTGCGAACTGGTCGAACGGAATTTCTTGGACGCCCATGCGTGGGGGTTGACCAGCACGCGCTGCACGCTGCTCTGCAACGATCCGGTTCAGGCCCGACAGCCCCGGTGGCACCGCAGCGGCCAGATCAATATCAGCTTCGATGTCGGTCGGTGGAGGGGGGACGATGACGCCCACGTCGATGTCTTCGACTTCCTCGAACTCGGGGAACTGCTGGCGGGCCAGTGTCTCCTGAACCGTTTCGTCGGCAGCCAAGTCCGCTTGGAACTGCTGCTCTTGGGCCTGCGCGCGGGCTTGTTCCTGCTGCGCCTGTTCGCGGGCCTTCATCATGTCGTTGAGTGGGCGTGGGCCTGAACCCAACCCGGCAGCGTCCAGCTCGGCTTGCTGCTGGGCGATCATGGCTTCGATCTGGTCGCGGGTCTGTGTTGGTCTGCGCACGTTGGCTGCACCGAACACACCACCGAATACGCCGCCCAGCAAGCCGCCCAACGCAGCGCTCTCGCCTACACCTGTCTCCCACGGCTGTTGGCCTGCCACGTTGCGGATAACCTGCTGACCGCCTTCTTCGATAGTCTCCTGCGCGCCTTCGCGGGCTATACCCACACCGACATTACTGAGCAGGCTGCCTGTTACACCGGGTACTTGCTGGCCGGCGATGCGCTGGGCTACCCCGGCCTCCAACGCGGCAGAGCCGGTTAGCTTCTGGGAGCCTGCGCTCAGGAGCGCGCCAGCGGCGAAACCACCCAGACCTGCGAGTTGTTGCTCGTTGTCGCTAAGCCCCGCCTCGCGTGCGGCGTTGATGGCGTCTACGTTCATCATGCCACCGCCGATGGCGGCGTTGGCTACCAGTGCGGCCTGTGTGGCCTTCTGCGAGCCTGCCAGTGCAGCGGCACCACCGCTAACACCACGAGCCAGCGCGCCAGCTTGGGCTACGCCTCCGGCAGCACGGGCGATACCCATGCCTGGGATGAAGTACGGGAGAGACTGCACGCCCATATCCAGCAGTGCTGACGGGGTGCTCAGGGCTTCGCCAACACCCACGCCGATGCCCTGCTGGAACGCTTGGCTGATCTCGGCTTTGCGCGCCTGCAGCGGTGCCGACTGCGCCTCCGACATAGCGTTGCCGAAGTCGTCGAAGAACTGAGTGCCGGCCCCGTCCAAGGCCCGGTCTAGCGTGCCTAGCGTGGCGGCGTTGGCCAACCCGTACCCAGCGCCCAGAACCCCACCAACGCCAGCGCTAAGGGACAGCGCGGTGTCCTTGGCGAACTCGCCAGCGGTACGGCTGCGGGTGCGTTCGGCTTCTGCTGCGGCGGCAGCTGCGGCCCGCTGAGCGTCGGCATCCTGCTGGGCGCGTGCTTGCTGCTGCGCGCGGATAGTCTGCAAGGTGCTGTCGTAAACGCTCTGCTGGGCCATTAAACGGCTCTCCGATGTCCGGTTGTGTTTGTCTGGTGCAGTCTACCCGTCAGCGGGCGGCTCTGACCAGCGCAGTGGTGTTCATCAACCCTTCCAACTCGGCTTGCGTCAACGACCGTACCCCCTGCGCGGTCATCACACCAATCGGCGCGCCCTCTACGCTCTGGATGATCTGCCCTACAGCCGGCTGGGCGATACCCCGAGCGCGTTCTGCTCTAGCCCGCCACGCTTCCGCCTCATCCGGTCGGTTATTTGCCGCAGCGTCGGCGGCTGCTTGGTCGTAGGCCGCTGCTGTCTGTAGCTGCTGCGTGATCCGCTGGTTGGCCGGGGTGTTGGCCGTGGCTTCTGCCTTGATCTGCGCTGCGAGGATGTCGCCCTCTGCGCCAATCTGAGCGTTGCGTTGGGCTGCTACAGCAGCGGACTCTGCACGCGCCTGCTCCGCTGCGGTCTGCAGTCCTTGGCGCTGTGTCGCGCCGCTCTCCTGCATGGCGACTTCGGCTTGGCGGTCGAGTGCGGCCAAGCCACGGCGAGCCACAGCCCGGTCCGTTGCGCTGCCGCGACCCATAGCGATGTTCTCCAGTCGGGACCGCTCTTGGTATCGCTCGAACTCCCGCGTCGCTTCCCGGCGTCGATCCGCCGCTGCGGCGTCCTGTTGGGCCATCTGCTGCAGGTACGCTGTACCACGGCCACCGCCGAACCCACCCAGACCCATAGGCTCTGACGCCGGGGCTACCACGGGTGCGCCGACTTCTACCCCGGTCGCGCCTACCAGCCCTTGCAGGTCGGGGTTAGCGTTGACGTTGGAGAATGTCGGCACGCCGTTCACGTCCTGACGGAAAATCTCGCCGCCTTGAGCACCCACACCGACACCTGTGCCGGTGTAGCCTGAGCTTTCTTGGGCGCTCAGGAGCTGTGGGTCGTCGGCGGATAGGGGGGCAGTCGCTGTTGGTGCTGCGGCTGGTGCCGTGCGTGCTGGGGTGGTGGCTGCTGGTGCGGCTGCGGGGGTTGGTTGGGCTGGCTGCGCACCAAGCGCACCCAACGCTGTGTTTCGTGTGCCGCCAAGGGCTTCCATCACGGGCTGGAACGCTTGACTGGTGGCCGTGCCCAGCTGCGACAGACCACCGCTGACACGGTTCTGCGCGGCTTCGAGGCGCGGGTTCACGCCGCCTTGTAGGGTCGCCACGTCGCCGCCGAGGGCTTGCGTGCTACGGAAGCGCGCCAAGTCACCTAGGGCTGCACCGGGTACAGACAGGCCACCCAGCAGTACGTCTGCTGCGGCCTGACCTACGTTGATCGCGTTGGGGTTACGTTGGCTTGGTACGCCAGCGGTCACGGGCTGATTGAACTGCGCCTGCATAGCGGCAGCGCGTGCTGGGTTGCCCGGTGTTGGTGTGCGCGCAGGGGGCGTCATAGCAGACCCCGTGCCGTCATCCACCAATCGACCTTGTGCATCGTAGACAAGTGCCATGTTCAGCTCCAGTTAGCGCGCGGGCCGAACACGACCTGCTGTACGTTGAGTTGTTTCATCTCGCGTTTGCACTCTTCGACAGCGGCCTCGAAGCGTGTGCGGTGCTGCTCGAACTTGGACCGCACGAGCGCGATGTCGTTTGCGTCGTTGTCAAGGTCGGGGTCGTGGTTGCGCAGCGCGCGCCACGCGGCCCACTCAACCAGATCGAGGTGCCACTGGTGTGGTATCTCAGGTTCTGCGTCGAGGTTGTTCTTGGTCAGAGGCACCAGCGGCAGGCGTGCTACCTGCAGGCGGATGGTCTTACCAGCTTCGGCCGCGCTCGGTATTGGGTATACACCCAGGTAGCCGGCATCGCGGTCGGTGTAGAAAATGCGTGGAGCGCCAGATTCCTGCGGCTCCGAGTACGAGGTGTTCGGGGTCAGCTGTGCGTCAGAGCCGAAACGTGTCGCCCACCCAGCGCGACCAAGTACGATCTGCGTGTCGTACTGTGCGGTGAGTACCGCGACAACGCGGCGGTCCAACGGGTAGTCATCCTGACCTTCAACCAGCGTCAGCCGCGTGGCCTCGGTAGACCGAGAGTCACGCAGGCATAACGTGCGACTGGCAAACTTTTCCTCCGCGTCACGGATGTACAGCAGCAGCGTGTCGTCAGTCCAGATGGAGTCGTCCACGTCACGGCCGCTGGCCGCTGTGGATACGTCCCGTAGGATGTTGCGACGCAGCTCACCCAGCAAGTCACGGAGGATCATGGTTTAGCCCCGGAAGATTTCGTATGGGTACTTCTTGGTGCTGCGGTAGCTCTTGACGATGTCGCCTTCTTTCACCGGCTTGGTTTCGACGATGTTGTCGATGCTGGACAGCAACCAGCTTGGCACGCGATACCAGACTTCGGCGGCCATCAGGAATACCCTGCCGTTCACACCGAACGGCATACCTTGTGCGGGTACGTCATCGCTGGCGTGCAGGCGGATGATCTCGTAGTCGTCCTTGTCATCGGTGGCGATCATGCGGTCGATGAACTCAGGCGTCTCCACCTCGGCCTTGGCGCGGCGGCGGGGTGCCTTGGGTTGTACAGACGCGGGTACTTCAAAGGTGTCTTCGCTCATTTTTTAATCGCTCTTAAACGCTTCGTTGAAAGCCTCGGTATCTTCCTCGGCCGGGTCTGGCTCACCGGGCTTTAGCTCGGGGAGTGTTGCAGCTATGTCTTCCATGAGCGCTGCTTGGGTAGCGTACACACGCTGAACCTCGGGGTCTTTCCAACGACC